ACAATGGTAGCAAAAATTATGCAAACCATGCCTATTAATAAAAATAAAAATCCTAATTTAATTGTCATCTTTTAACTTTTTAATTTCTAATTCACAATAATGAATTATTTTTTCTAAATCCTGAACCCCGTTTTTCCGTTTATATCTACAAACGTATTTTATAACATTCCCTTGAAAAAACGTGAGCTCATTTTTTGATATAAATTCAAACGGTTGAATATTAAATTCTTTATAATGATCTCCACCAACCTGTCTACTTTGTGGGAAGACATCTTTAAATATATCTTTGTTTGTCATAATTTGCCTCATAAAGTTTAAAATATTTTCCTAATGGAAAATTATATTGATGGTGAGTCCCTAATAAATGTAATGTACCTTTCGACCTTGTAGCCCCGGTATACCAAACTCTTAACTCTTTTACTTTCTCTTTAATATTTTTTTTATCAAAGTGAGATGGAAAATTACATTTACTAGATAAAACAACATTGTCAGCTTCTCCACCTTTTACTTGATGTATTGTATCTATTATAATTTTTGGTGGTTTGGTTAAATCAATCTTTTCCCGCATAATTTTTAAAAAATATTGCTTGTCTTTATCTTTAAATTTTCTTTTAAAAATATCAAGCCAATTTCCTTTAGACTCTCTCATACCACATCTTAAATGTAATTCATCAAAATTAAACACTTGATTAGGATGTGCAAAGCTCCATTTCTTACTGTCTTGTGATCTAAAACCATGATCTATATTTAATAAGTACTCATATAAAACACATGCTTCCTCTCTCGTAATAGATCCTCCTTCACAAATTTTTTCCCAATATTCTATTGCTTGAAACTGATTAATTTCAAATGATTTATTACCTTTTACATCTTGATAATACAGTGACATTGCTTTTGCCTCTTGTTGCAATTCTCTTTTTACATCATTTATTCTAGCTAATACTAACCACGAACCCTCAAGATGCCATGGAACTTTTTTTAAATTATTCCAGTAATAAACTTTACCCTCTTTTTCATTAGAGTAAAATTCTTTCTCTACTCTATTATCTTTCATTCCCATTAATAGACATTTAGAAAAAAAGTGTACGTTTTTATTTAATCTTACAGATTTTTTTAAAATTACTTTACGACCGGGAAAGCTTTGGAAATGCTCTACATTAGCCCCGTTCCATTCGTATATGGCCTGATCATCATCTCCTGCTATGTAGACTCTCCAAACAGATTTAGCTAGTTTAACTACCATGTCCCATTGCAAAGGTGTTAAGTCTTGTGCCTCATCTACCATTAATATTTTTATTGAAAGTGCCCCTCCATCTCTAATAAATTTTTCAACCATGTCTGTAAAATCTAATCTATCTGGTGTCCGTTGTCCGTTTTCCATTTCCATTGTTTTAAATTGTTCGTAACCAGCAATAATTGATTTAAATTGTTGTAATCTAGCACCTTTTCTAGTTTGTTTTTTGTACAAAGTTATCGGATCAACTTTCATATTTCTTGCTCTGTCGTACAATTGCAAAGACCAATTATTATAAACTTTCTGATCATCCCAAGTTTCTTTAAAATTTATTTTAATTGTTCCATACTGAGTATGAAATGTTAGTAGATCTACTTTGGGATCAAGCACTGGTATTTCAGCAAACTGCTGCCTTGCTAAACTATGTAATGTTTTAAAATACTTAAATCTGTCTTCATCTATATCGCTAAATTTTTTTCTTATTCTAGAAATACATTCGTCAACAGCTTTGTTGGTAAAAGATATATAACAAATCTCCTCTGGTTGAATGCCCTGTTTTAAATATCTTTGCACTCTCTTTAATAAGTTTTCTGTTTTACCAGTTCCGGGAGGGCCAAATATTTTAATTGTCTTCCCACGCAGCTTTTTGTTTAATAAATTTGACATCTTTGTTTTTGTGTTCATTTTGTTTTGGCAGGTTTACAACCCAATGTCTAGTATCAATGCTTTGAAATTTCTTTTTCGGTAGTGCACCACCTTGTTCTAAAAATTTTGTGCATTCTCTTTCAGACCAATTGTACCCCATTTTTTTCATAAATTTTCTAAAAGTTTCTAATTTAAAACGCATCTCAACTTTATCTATCCAAATATTTCCTGAATCTATTTGATCAAACTCAGTCGTATCTTCTGTCTCCTCTAAAAATTGTGATATCCTAGAATTAAATACATCTTCCCTTTCTTCGATTGCATCAAAACCTTCCATGTCTTGTTTATTAGATATTAATTCTTCTAGCCAATCTCTATAAGGATCTGGATCTCTTTTTGATGGTTTTAATGGTCGCCAAACAATATCATAATTTAAAAGTTGCTCACCTAATAATTGCTGTTGATACAATTGTTTAGTTGAAAGTCTTATTGATTTTCCTTGTATAGGTAATATCCAATATGGCTCTGGATAAGAATTAACTTTTAATAGTTTACCAACTTCGGGGAGAACTTCGTTAGCACCAATCCCAAGTTTACGCTTAACGCACTCACTTGAAACGCAATGCATTCTAGCGATACTTGTTTTACATTTGTACGCATATTCTTTATTTTCTACACCTTTAAATATATTTTGCAATTCTTTTGGATGAAGTTTTTCCGTGCATACTTTATTCATCATTTCTCTTGTCCATTCTTCATACATAATTGGATCTGGGTTAATTTTTTTTGCTAGAACAGCAACATTAAACATTGCATCATTTCTGCCCTCACCTTTTTTAACTTTATTTTTCATAAAGTTTACAACACAAGGAGGATAATCTTTAGTTTCATCATCTTTAAAAATTTTTAATTTATAAAAATTATCTGGAGTTAATCTAAATTTTTTTACATACTCATACAAATTCTCTAATTTTATTGCACTGCAATCATCGTTCATCGCAACTCTAGTTGTCATATGTGCCTTTTGGTAAGGTAAATTTACAAAATTACCTTTTCTTTTGTCATCCCATTTTTCAGGTGATAGATCCACTTCATCTTGTGCAGGAAAAATATCAGTAGTAGTATCGTTAATACCTAAATCAGAGGCGATCTCTATTAATTTTTTTCTCATAGAGGATGCCTCAACTAACCCATCTATGTGTAATATTAAGTGTAAACCATTAGATTTTGATCTATATGGGACTAATGGATAGTTTCTTTTTCTAATTAAAGAAATTAATTCCTCATGTTTGATATTATATTTATCAACATCTATTACACCCCAATTACAGGTGTTATCATCTCTTATAGGGACACTACCAAAGTATGCATCTCCTTTAAGGTGCTGTAACCAATTTTCTTTTGTAATTGGTTTTGGTTCTAACCAGTGTCTAAATTCTGATTTACCTTTAGAATTTTTTTTACCAGTAGGTTTTGAAACACCATAATATGTATCGGAGCCTTGGAAGAGCTCAATGAACTCTTCCAAGGTTTTATTCTCGATTGACATTAGAAAGGTGTTTTTTCTACTGTTTCTTCTTTATCGTGATTAACTTTTACTGAGCCCTCTTTGCAAGTTTTATGAAATTCAAATGCACCTTGCAGCACATCCCCAGAATTTACAGTTCCAATATGCTCAATCTCCCAACCGTACCAAGATCCAAGATTATTTTTTTCTAAGACAGTTTTAAGATTGTACATTTGAGTAAATGTTCCCGGTTTGAAAAAACTTCCGTCTTTTCTTTTAGCCCTTACAGACATCATCATAGAATTCCACTTCTTAGATTTTTTTCTTTGAGTAGATTTCATCGTGATCAATGCTGTACTTGCAACATTTTTATCATCTAAAACAGTTACATAATGAGAAGCAGTTTCTTCAACATAATTTCCATTTGATAATCTGTCTTTATTTTTATCATCTCTTGTAGTTTTTGACATTATATCACTATCAGCAGGATAAATGTTTACAGGAGCTGAGCTACCTTCCATACCTCTATCTTTCCACTCAATATACTCAAGTTTATAAAAACATGGAATGACTGTTACACCTTTTGCACCATCGTACAATTGATTTGTAACAGTGTTAAATATCATACCCGGTCTTGCCTCTGGTATGAATTGTGAATCTCCTTGTGTTACTTGTGGAGATAGTTGTCCAAGGATTTTTAAAAATGGTAATGCTAAACTTTTTGAATCAACATTATCAAATCCTTGATCTGCAAATTGTTCAATATTAACATTTGCAACTGCACCACCTTTTTCTTTGATGGCGACTTCTTT